AGAAAAAGAAACAATGTATTATTGTTTTATTGAACCGGATAAAGAAGTTCAAAGCACTAAGCGGGGAGCTAAATTAGGAGAAACTGAAACCGCGGCAGAGCAGACAGCGCGCGTTGGCGCTAATGCTAAGAGCCGTCAAAATAAATTGAAAGAAAAAGCTATTGATTTAGTAGATTTTAAAATTCAAAAAGAAGATTTATTACAAAACAATATTATTGTAGTTGAAATTGAACCAAGTGATAATATTCCACAAGAATTAGGCGGTCTTGTAGCAATGGCAATTGTATCAAAATATCATAGACCTTGCTTAATTGCTCGTAGAAATAGTAAAAACGAATTACAAGGCTCATTACGTAGTGATGGAAATTTCTCTGCTCTACCAAGTCTAAAAAAATATTTGGAAGAAAGTAATTATTTCAATTATGTCGCGGGGCATGATAATGCCGCCGGCTATGGCATTGATGCTAATAAATTAGATAAATTCCTTGAATTTGCCAATAAAGATTTACCGCAAGATGCTTTTGAGAATTGCTATACAGTAGATTATGCACTTGATGCGAGACAAAATAATGTTGCTCTACTGGAATCACTCGCTAGTCATCCAGAATTTTTTGGAAATCATATTGATGAAATCAAGCTTATTATAAAAAATATTTCATTAGCCTCTATTATGGCTATGGGTACAAATAAAGATAGTATGAAAATCTCATATAATGGTATAGATTATGTACGTTTTAAGGATATGGACTTTGTAGAAGAGATTAGTAAAAATCGTCTCAAATTACTTACTGTCTATGGGCGCGCGAATCTTAACACTTTTATGGGCCGTACCTCAATTCAAGTATTTATTGATGATTATGATTTTGAAGAGGATTAGAGCAAATATGAATTCTAAGAAAAGTTGTGATACATGTAATCATTATAAATGGTATTATGATTTATGTACATTATATAATGTAAAAGTAGACGCACGGCAAGTATGTTCTGAATATAATCAAACAAGTTTTCTTACTTGTAAATAGTGTAAATATGAAAAAGATTGTCCTGTTATGTGGTCATATCTAAATGCGGCTTGTATTACTATTCAAAAGCCTAAGAATAAGGAGAATAATGAATGATTTGCACTGATTGTATTTTTGCTTATACAGATCCTAATGACGATCAAGATATTTATTCTTGTCCATTTGATCATGAATATCGTTTCCATAGCAATGAACTATGTCATTATCCGCGCGAATATAATTATTGCTTACGACTATGCCGAAAAGAATATAAACTATATGATATAATTTCAGAAATAGAATTACCATTTGACAAATAATCAAATTCATGCTATAATAATTATAGAATAATAAAAGGAAAGTAATATAAATGTCACAAGGTTATATATTTTTAGGTAGTGAGGATGAAGAATTTAATAAAAGATTTACTCAATGTGAATTTAAATTAGATAAAGATATGACGTGGTTTTCACTGTATAATGAAATGTTATCTATTATAAATGGTACTGTAGATGACATAACCGAAGAACAGTGTATTAAATACGCTACCAATCAGAAAACAGGGAAAATTGGTAGTAAACAGTTATGTTATGCCTTAGCACATTGTGCATTATGTACTAAGCATCCTATTAATAACATGTTTCGTTATTGTACTCCCTGCGAATTTTATATCCATAAATATGATGAGGACGTGAGGACATGAGTAGATATCCAGGCAGCCTTCATAATCACACTGATTATAGTAATGAAACTTTACGAGATTGTATAAATAAAGTGAATGCCCTAATTGATACAGCATTTCAGTTAGGGCATGAATGTGTTGCTATAACTGACCACGAAACTATTTCAAGTTATATCAAGGCAGAAAAATATTATAAAAAAATAAAGGAAAAAAATCCCGACTTTAAACTAATTCGCGGTAATGAAATTTATCTTACACGAAATGATTTGAATGCGAAGAACTTTGATAAGACTCGTGATAAATATTTTCACTTTATTTTATTATGTAAGGATTTAGAAGGTTATCATCAAATTTGTGAACTATCAACGAGAGCCTGGAAGCGTTCATATATTAGTCGTAGATTGCGGCGACGTCCAACTTATTATAGAGATTTAAAAGAAATCGTAGGAACTAATCCTGGGCATTTGATAGCGTCTTCTGCTTGTTTAGGTTCACAATTAGATAAATTTTTATTACAATATATGGATACCAATGACGTTCAATTTTATGAAACCGCAAAGAATTGGTGTTTATATATACAGAATATTTTTGGTGTTGGCAATTTTTATTTAGAAATGCAACCTTCCCATGGAAAAGAACAAGTATTTGTAAATAAACAATTATTACAAATTAGTCAAGAACTAAATATTCCTTATATTATAACAACCGATAGTCATTATTTACGGCCAGAAGATGCTTTTATTCATGAAACGTTTCTAAACGCGCAAGATGGTGAACGTGAAGTAAGAAGTTTCTATGAAACAACTTACATGATGACAGATGAAGAAGTGCGTTCATTTTTTCCATATTTAACAGAAGAGCAAATTGAAGCCGCATATAAAACTATTAGAGAGATAAAGGATAAATGTGAAGATTTTAGTATTTTAAAGCCATTGGAAATTCCTCAACTTCCTTGGCGAGAATTTAGACAAAGACAACCAGATGAAGTTTTCGCTTTTACAAGACTGATACCTGCATTAGAGAAATTTATCAAATCACCATATTATGCCGATAACCAATTAGTATTAGCACTTATTGAAGGCATTCATGAACATGAAGATTTACAAAATCAAAAAGCATATGACGCACTAAATGAATGTCTTGAAATGACATGGACTTCAAGTGAAGTAAACAATGCTCGTTGGTCTGCGTATTTTTTGAATCTTCAAAAAATTATTGATGAGTGCTGGAACGCGGGAACTTTGGTTATGCCGGCGCGTGGTTCAGGTGGGGGTTTCTTATTATTATATGCATTAGACATTATTCAAATTAATTGTTTAAGAGAGAAAACTGCAACCTATCCATGGCGTTTCCTGAATCCTGCTCGTGTATCAGTATTGGATATCGACGTAGATATTTCTGGTATTAAGCGCGCGCAAGTATTGGAACATTTGAGAAAATTTTATGGTGAAAATCGTGTATCAAATGTTGCGACCTTCAAACTTGAAAAGTCAAAATCGGCAATTTTGACTGCGTGCCGCGGCTTAGGTATTGACGTAGATAATGCTCAATATATTTCTTCATTGATTACTGCTGAACGTGGTCAAGCATATACATTGAAACAAATGTATTATGGCGATGAAGAAAATGACATCAAACCAAATCTTACTTTTATAGAAGAAATAAATAAATATCCGCAATTATGGGAAGTTGCAAATCGTATTGAAGGATTGATTTGCGGCATGGGTATTCACGCTGGTGGTGTAGTATTTAAGGATAAAGATTTTACAGAATCATCTGCTTTGATGCGCGCGCCAGATGGTACAGTTGTTACTCAATTTGAGCTTCATGACTTAGAGGATGTTTCAGAAATTAAAATGGACTTACTTTCAGTTGAAGCCGCAGATAAAATTCAAACTTGTTTAGAGTTATTGATAAAAGATGGATATGTAAAAGAATATCCAACGCTAAGAGAAACTTATGAACATGTTTTAAATGTTTATGATATAGATAGAGATAATCCTGAAATGTGGAAAATGGTCAATGCTCATAAAATTATTAGTTTGTTTCAAATGGAACAAGCTAGTGGTATTAGGGGAATTTCATTGACTCATCCACAAAATGTAGATGACTTAGCAACCTTGAACTCCGTTATTCGTTTAATGGCAACCGAAAAAGGAGCGGAAGCACCATTGGATAAATATGCGCGTTTTCGTGCCAATCCTTGGATGTGGGACAAGGAAATGCGTGATTACGGATTAACAGATGAGCAAATGAAGTTATTACATCATGAATTAGATATTTCCAATGGATTATCTATTACACAAGAACAATTTATGAAATTAGTTCAGTTGCCAGAATGTGGTGGCTGGGACTTACAGTTTGCTGATAAACTTCGTAAATCTATCGCTAAAAAGAATCCAAAAGAATATGAAGAATTGACAGAAAAATTCTTCAAAGGAATAAAAGAAAAAAATTGTGATGAACGATTTTGTCATTATGTGTGGGATATTCAAATTGCGTTAAGCCGCGGATATGGTTTCAATGCATCCCATACACTTGCCTATTCTATTATCGCTCTTCAAGAAATGAACTTGGCATATAAGTATCCAATTGTATATTGGAATACAGCAAATCTTATAGTGGATAGTGGCGGTATTCAATATGTGGATTCTGAAAATGATGAAGAAAATGTATTAGAGGTAGAATTAGCTCCTGATGACGATATAGAAGAGAATACAGAAGATGATGAAGAAGAGCTTGAAGAATGGGAAGAAGCTCATCAGGTTGTTGTAAATAACGAAGAAGATAAGAAAAAGAAAAAGCAAAAAAATATTGATTATGGTCGTGTAGCATCCATAATAGGTAAATTAGGTAATTATGGCATAAAGGTTTCACCACCAGATATAAATAAGTCTTCATTTACTTTTACTCCAATTCCACAGGATAACATCATCTTGTATGGACTTAGAGGAATTGCTCGTATATCTAGTGAGAAAATTACCCAAATTATGGAGTCGCGTCCTTACTTATCTTTGAATGACTTTTTATTCAAAAATAAAAGTTTGAATAAAATTCAAATCTCAAACTTAATCAAATCAGGCGCATTTGACGCGATTGAAAACAAACCGCGTGAAGAAATCATGCATGACTATCTGGATTCTATTGCTGATAAAAAGCAAAGATTAACTTTACAAAATATGCAGATGCTAATAACAAAAAATCTTATTCCAGAAGATATGATATTTTTCTCAAAACTATTCTCTTTCAATAAGTTTTTAAAGACTAGAAAGGTAGATGAATGTTATGAGTTAAACGAGGCGGCTATTAACTTTATTTCTACTCATTTTGATGTAGATCTAATTGATAATGGCACCCTGATTAGTCAAAAAGTTTGGGATAAGGTATATACAAAAGCTATGGACCCAATGCGAAATTATTTAAAACAACATACAGACGAAATGTTGAATAAATTGAATCAAGCATTATATGATGAAGTGGCGAATAAATATGGCGCGGGCAATATTAGTAAATGGGAAATGGATAGTATTAGTTTCTATTCTCATGAACATGAATTAGCTCGTGCGGCAGTAGATTATGATGATTTCTTCAAATTGCCAGATGAACCAGAAATCGAATATTCATTTACTGGAAATAATGGTCAAGAAATAAAAGTTTATAAGCTACATAAAATTATTGGAACCGTTATTGATAAGGACAAGATGCATAATACTATTACATTACTTACTCCTACTGGTGTAGTATTAGTAAAGATTTATAAAAATCAATTTGCGATGTATGATAAGCAACTTTCACAAAAAGGAGCAGATGGTAAAAAACATGTTATTGAAGCAAGTTGGTTCAAGCGCGGCAATAAGCTAATGATTCAGGGCATTCGTCGCGGAGATAATTTTATCCCTAAGAAACTTAAAAAATCTGTATATCCAATAATTTCAAAAATTATAAACGTTCATGATAATGGTGACTTAGATTTTCAATATGAGCGCGCGGAGGTAGAAGAATGATAGGATTAGTAGATTATGATTTACAGACTACAACGTCTGTAAATCTTACTCCGCCCAATATAGAAATAATGAAATTAGCCACTTATTATCGTGTAGAAGAAAATACATTTTGTCGATTAGTATCCTTAGAAGAAAAAGAACTAAGTAGCTACGATAAAATTTATTTTTTTAGTGAAAGCACGCGGCCTCCCATTATTCCAGAAGCATTTTTACGAGCGAATAATGTAATATATGGCGGGACCGGCTTCACTAATAACTACATACCTTTTGAAAATTCATTGATTGATTATACAATTCCAAAACCTTCTATTTATAAAGAGTTTCTAAAACAAAAATATAATGCAGGGGTAAAAGCAAAAGTAATTGAACGCGTATTAGATGATAGCTATTATCGTGCCTATGCTGGTGATAACAAATTACCGCTATCACCAATTTATCCGCGGAAACGAATTTTTTTATTTGATAAAGATTTCTTTTATCCAGATTGGCAGCAAATGATTGAAACTATAAGTGCGAGAAGGCCATCTTCTATTTTACGTATTCATCCAATCGTATGTAAAAAACTGAGTTAGTATTTTGAATTACGAAGCCAACCAAAAATTGCCAGAGCTAATAATATTATATTAGATTTGAACATTCCATTAGAAGAAGTTCCCTATATGCTACGACATTATAAGTCTTTATTTTTAGCAGACATTGTACCCACTTCTAGTGTTTTTATTACACTAGGAGGTACGCTAAAAAGTCATGCTCATTATTATAGAGATTATATATATAAGCTAAATTTATTATACTCATTTTGGAGTTGCGGCATTCCTATGAAAATTAGATATGAATGGCCGCGTGTAGGGGTTACAGACCCAGTATAGCATTTATCTCTATTGACTGAAAAATGGGTGAATGGTAAAACTAAAAAAGATAAGACCTTAACAGATAAAATGACTTTTAAATCAAAAAAGGAAATTTCTCCCGAACGCGCTGAAAAAGATGTTCTAATTAAATTACATCCCTCAGCAAAAAATTTATTTATTCAAACATATGATACAATTTTACAAAGGGGGTATTGGAAATTATGAATATAGAAGAAATTGTTCATAACCATGAAATTTTTGATAGAGAACTACGACATGCCCTTTCTTCAATGGAAAAAAAGGACACTATTTTTGAAATTAGAAAAAAAATAATAGAAAATTAGAATATGTGCCCGCATTTTAGTGCTACATTAAATTTTGTTCAAATAGATGATTATTGTCCTTATTGCGGGAAAAAAATAGGGAGGAATTAAAATGATAAAAATTATCAAGCGCAATGGAAATATTGTAGATTTTGATAAACAAAGAATTATAACTGCTATCACAAAAGCAAATAAAGAAGTTAATTTTGTAGATACACCGCCAGAGTATGCAGAAGAAATAGCTGACTTGGTATATGAAGTTGCGTTGCAATTTGATGAACCGCTAACAGTAGAACAAATTCAAGAACTAGTAGAAGATTATCTTACTGATTATGATAGGCTGGTAGCAAAAGCATATATAAAATATCGCTATAAACATGGTGTTATGCGCGCGTGCTCTGATGAATTTATTAGAGCGATTAGTGAGAAGTTACAAGCCAAGAATGTTCAAAATCAAAATGCCAATGTGGATGAACATTCATTTGGAGGCCGTGTTGGAGAAGCATCTGATGAAATGATGAAGCAATATGCTTTGGATTTTTGTATGTCAGATATGGCGCGTAATAATCATTTGAATAATGAAATTTATATTCATGATTTAAGCGCATATGCAGTTGGTATGCACAATTGTTTATCTATTCCATTTGATAAATTATTGGCAGAAGGTTTCAATACACGTCAAACAGATGTGCGGCCAGCTAACTCAATTAATACTGCTTTTCAGCTTGTAGCAGTTATCTTTCAACTTCAATCACTAATGCAGTTCGGTGGAGTTTCCGCGACTCATTTGGATTGGACTATGGTGCCTTATGTGAGAAAGAGTTTTTATAAACATTATTTAGATGGCATGTATTGGATTCATGGTAGCTTCCATTCTAATAATGAAAAAGAAATGGAACTATTTGATAAAGTTAATGAGCATGATAAGAAATTAAATGATTCTTTATCAATTAATGATAAATTATATCATCCTAAAGAAATTGACCCAGAGGATTTAGCTTATCATTATGCTATTGGTATGACTGCGCGAGAACTTAATCAAGCAGTAGAAGGCATGTATCATAACCTTAATACTTTACAATCTCGTAGTGGAAATCAATTACCATTTACTTCAATTAACTATGGAACTTGCACCCTTCCCGAAGGCCGTATGGTAATAAAAGCGCTACTGGAAGGTTCAATAAAGGGTGTAGGTAAATTCCATAAAACCCCTATCTTCCCATGCGGTATTTTCCAATGTATGAAAGGTGTAAATCGCGCGCCTGGCGACCCAAATTATGATTTATTTAGATTAGCACTTGAATCTACTGCAAAGCGCATTTATCCAAACTATGCAAATGTAGATTGGAGCGGTAATGCTGGATATGATGTAAATGACCCCAAGACTTACTTCTCCACAATGGGTTGTAGAACAGCGAATGGTGCAGACATAAATGCCGAAGAAGGAACTAATCCACAAACAAAAGATGGCCGCGGCAATATTTGTCCAGTAACTATTATTATGCCAACTATTGCCATGGAAGCAAAAGAATTAGTTGATAAAGCAAAAAATAAACAACTTAAAGTATCTGCTGAAATTTTAACTGATAAAGAGACAATAACTATAAAAAGTGATGAAGGGCTATTGGTTCCAGAAATTACTGATATTTTTATGAATTTATTGGATAAAAAAATCCACGAAGCAAAAGATATGCTTCTTGAACGTTTTGAATGGATTTGCTCTCAATCTCCTTCATCAGCTAAATTTATGTATGAAAATAATACAATGTTAGGCTATCATCCAGAAGAAGGTATTCGTTCTGCTTTGAAGCATGGCACCATTGTTATTGGCCAACTAGGCTTAGCAGAAACGCTTCAAATTCTAATTGGCAAAGACCATACAACAGAAGAAGGTATGGAATTAGCTAAACGTATTGAACAACTATTTAAAACGCGCTGTGCCGAATTTAAACAAGAGTATAAATTAAACTTTGGTGTGTATTATACACCAGCAGAAAATTTATGTTATACTGCTATGAAAAAATTCCAGAAAAAATATGGAAAAATTCCTAATGTTTCCGACCGCGAATATTTTACAAATAGTATTCACGTTCCAGTATGGAAAGATATTTCTATATTTGATAAAATTGATATTGAAGCGCAATTGACTGGTTATTCCAGCGCGGGATGTATAACATATGTTGAGGTCCCAAGTGGAGTTAAAAATAATATTGATGCACTTGAAACAATCGTAAATTATGCAATGGATAAAGACATCCCGTATTTTGCGGTTAATGTAAAATTAGATATGTGTCAAGATTGTGGATATTAGGATGAGATAAATGACGTTTGTCCAGAATGCGGTAGCCATAACATACAGCACTTACGCCGCGTTACTGGATATTTAACGGGCGATTATAAAACCGCGTTTAATTACGGTAAACAAAAAGAAACTGAACAACGTGTTCAACATATTCACTAAAAAAATTGGGGCTAGGGAGATGAGCTGGTAGATGAACTTCTCCATAGGCGATGAATCATAATCTATCCCCAAAAAAATTTTTTAGTCAAAGCATGGAATAAATTGATAATTTTATTGGGCAGCATCATTACTCAAACTATGGAAGTAATTATGCTCCCAGTAAAATTATTAAGAGGTGTTTAATATGCCAAAATGTGGCATTTATAAATTTACAAATAAATTTAATGGTAATATCTATATAGGGCAATCAATAGACATTAGCGCTCGAAAAAGAACTCATATTAATGATGCTTATGGTCATGGGAAAGATAGTAATTGTCCATTCCATCAAGCCATAATTAAATATGGTGAAGATGGATTTGATTTTGAAATACTTGAAGAATGCTCAAAAGAACTATTAAATGAACGAGAAAAATATTGGATTGAATACTACGATTCATATCATCATGGATATAATGCTTCTCCCGGTGGTGATAATTGTGGAGAACGCTCAGATGGACAACCATTATTATTATATGATTTAGATGGAAACTTTGTAAAAGAGATATGTAATATTGCTTCTACCGCACGTGAATTAGGCGTTCATTATGGCACTGTATATCAAGTAATTCAAAGTAAGAGAAAATCAGTTAAGAACTATCAAATTAAGCGTAAAGAATCTGATGATTTTCCTAAAAAAATTGCTCCTTATAATTCTAAACAAGGTGGAGCATATACAGTATTACAATTAGATAAAGATGATAATATATTAAATGAATATAAAAGTGTTAATGAAGCCGCTAGATAGACGGGTTGTGATTCATCAACTATCTCCAAAGTATGTCGTGGTAAATTAAAAACAACAGGTGGCTTCAAATGGAAATATAAGGAGGTAAATGATGAATGAGTAAAATTGCTGGAATCTATTGGGATGATACCGCGGCAGCACCCGGTATCTCCCTCTCAGTATATTTTTCTGGATGCCACTTCCATTGCCCCGGTTGTCACAATCCAGAAGCACAAGACTTTGAATACGGTGAAGAATTCAATATGGAGAAAGCATATGAAATATGCTTCAAACTAAATAAAAATAATGTTATGCGGCGACTAAGTATTCTTGGCGGAGAGCCACTAACAGATGAAAACTTATTAGCCGTATCACAACTAATTGATGTTTGTAAATATCAATTCCCTGAGTTAGAAATATATATTTGGACAGGATATACTATGGAAGAACTGCAAGAGCGGCAACAAGCAAGTAATTTCTCTGCGCAATTGCTAACTAATATTTTAGATAAGACCACTTGTATAATTGATGGACGCTTTGAATTGGATAAGCGCGATATTACTTTGCCACTTCGTGGCTCATCTAATCAAAGAATTATCTATTTAGAACATGCTGAGGACGAACAATAATGTTCGTCCTCTCTTTTCTTTTATATTTGACTTTTTTCAAAAATCGTGATATAATAAGATATAAAGAAAGGAGTGAATAGGTGATGTAAATGGAATGGGTTATAAGTGGTATATTGCTTGTAATTATTATTATACTTAGTATAAAACTAAATAAAAAATAGACTATAAATATGAACGAGCGAGATAGCTATGCTAGTGAATTAAAACAATTAGCATCAACTCGTGCGTCGCTAGATAGCGATATTCGTAATAAAAAAGAGCAATTATTAGATATTCAATCTTAGATTGAAGCAGCAAATTATAGTTATAATAATGCTATGCGCCGCAAAAGTGAAGATTTAGATTAGTTCTTTGAGAATCAAAAATCTTTACGGCAATCAGAAATGGATACTGAATTTGAACGGCAAGAACGTGAACGTCAAGAAAGTCTAAATTTGCGTATGTAGAATTTTACATAGCAGGCGCAAGAACGTGTAAATAAAGCAGAGGCAGATGCGCGCGCGGAAATAGAGAAATTATAGAAAGCGCAATAGGACATCGCAAACGATACATTTTTCTAGGAAGAAAGATTTGAAGCATTATTAGCGCCGTTGCGGCAATACGAAAAAGAATAGCAGGAACGCCTATTTTATACAATTTAGGTTCCTGATGAATATAAAGAAGATATAAATTTCCTTATAACTACCGTATCATAGAAGGTTTAGCATCCAGATATTATAAATAAATTAGTTTGGGCAGAATATGTTAAGCCTTATATAGATGAAACCTTCAAAAGAGTCGGTATCGAAGATAAAGCAGGTATTTATAAAATCACTAATTTAGAAACCGGTAAATGCTACATAGGTAAAAGCACAAATATAAAGAAAAGATTGACAGACCATTTCAAAAGTTCAATCGGCATAAAGACTATTGCAGATTAGGCAGTTCATCATGAGATATGGAAAACTGGATTCTGGAACTGGACGATAGAACCAATTATTTATTGTGACAAGGATGAACTAAATGATTTAGAAAAATATTATATAGATTTTTTCAAAAGTCAGGAATTTGGCTATAATAAAAATGTAGGTGGTGGCGGCTAATGGAGCATATATTATATGGCAGTAAAGAAGTTCCATATCTTAAAATTTCTTTAATGGATAATGATAAAATAATTTATTCTTTTGAAAATGATGGTGTAAAGTATTTTTACCATAATTGTAATACGAATAAAGAAAGAATTAAAATTACTTTTGCTGTAATGAATCCAACAGATTTTGCAGTATTACTTTCTAAAAAATATGATAAATATATATTAGAATCTACAATGATTTGGAGAAACATCCAAACCGGTGAAGATGAAGAGATTGAATCTCCTGTCAGAGTATTTACTAATTTTAAAATTTCTTATGAAGTAAGCTATAAAGGAGACCCAATTAACTGGGTTATGGAGTTTTGGAATGAACGTAATTAAATATCAAGGTAATGATAGATTTTTTACCGCACTTATGGAGCAAGATGATAATTACTTTTTATTATATGCTTATACAGAGCCCTTACAAATAAATACGGAAAATGAACATTTTACATGTATGAGGGAAAACGAAAGACGTTTTATCGACGATATTCGTATGCATATAAGAATTAACTTAATTCCTGATGATGACAATAACTATTCTTTATATCATCTTATGAAACTAAATCATAAAGAAAGCTATGACGATATAGTTCATATAATGGAGAGTATATTATGACAGAGACATTAGATAATACACTTATTAAACAACTTGCTGCTAAGACAAATATTAGTGAAGAAGAAGCTGAAAGACAACTTACCGAAGCGCTAAACGACCCAGAACATTTAAATAAAATACAAGAACAAATAAATAAAGATATGCAACGACGAATAGAAAACTCTCGTCCCATGAATAGAGAGCAGCGTCGTCGTCTTATGAAAAAGGCTGGCAAGGCTGGCCGCAAACAAATGTCTACTATAAATGATACCGCACTAAAACTAAACTACACTCAATTAATTCAAGATTTAAGAGAACTTAATAAGAAAAAGGAGAATGAAAATTATGAAGATGCTATTGAAGACAACTGATGTATACCGCGTAGATAACGAAGAAGAAGCCGTCCAGATGATTAACGACTATAAAGACCGCCAACTTACAGAAGGATACACCCTAAGCAAGTCTGGTTATGTACTAAAAACAAAAAAATCTAAGGGTGAAGTTATTGATTCCTGGGCAGTAGTAACTGTTGAGAAAACTTTTAATGATTAAGAGGTAATGAAATATGTCTTTAAATATTATGGAAAATGAACAAATGTCCCCATTCAATGATTTAGTAGAACAAATTATGAGTTTGCCCGATAGTAGTATTACAGAACAAACTATTGATATGATGATAGGAATGGTCAATGGCGCCCTAACTCCTAGTATTCGAGAAGATGCGATGAGCAATATTATTAAAGATTTTGAAGAA